TCTATGCTCTATGCTCTATGCTCTATGCTCTATGCTCTATGCTCTATGCTCTATGCTCTATGCTCTATGCTCTATGCTCTATGCTCTATGCTCTATGCTCTATGCTCTATGCTCTATGCTCTATGCTCTATGCTAAATTCATTTTGTGGCGCGTTTTCTGGGTTCGATATGGTTTATCGTTCTTGGCAGGTCGATTAACGCACCCCGCACACCCCTTTTTTACAGCAAACGACCCCATCTATTTACATAGTATTCCGCACAGCCAAATCCCAATTTCCAGATTCCAAACAGCCAAATCCCAATTTCCAGATTCCAAACACCCCCACCCCTAAATGAAAACAGAAACATGAAAAATTTTATATGCAAAATTCTACAAAGCATCTAACATAAAACATCAGCCGCCTATACAAACCGACACCGCCATAAAAATAATATTTGCACAATTTTAAAAACCATGCTAAAAATATCATACTAGTTGCTTCTATGTAGCGAGACATGAGAAAAATAATAGATGTAACCCCAGTAAAGATTATTGATGCAAAAACAAATAAGGCTAAGATTGTACATCAGGCCGACCTCGCATCACTAAGCACGTTAAATGCACGAACAATCAAAGAACGCGAAACAGAGTTACAATCCCTGCTGGATCAGTACGACTATCAACTTCCTAACTCTATAGGAAAGATGCGTCAGTACGTCCTGCACAAACTGTTTAAAGTCGCAGAAGAAGGTGAACCCAACCTTTCTTTAAAAGCCTTAGAGATACTCGGTCGAGTTACAGAGATCGGTCTGTTCACAACCAAGATTGAAATTGCAGTGACTGACAGACCCACTGCAGAACTTGAAAGCGACCTTACCACCCTGCTTAAAAACTACTCACAAACCAAAGAAGAAGTCAAGGAAATTACAGATGAGGAACTGCGAGGTTATTCAGATGAGTCCGAAGATGAGAATGAGTCTCATTTAGATTATGAGCTTTCTGAGGACGAAGCTATTGTAGAGTTTGGGGTATTTGAGGAAGTTGAATAGTGACTTCAAAAGATCGCGATGATGTTATAAGAATACTCATAGATAAATTTAATAAGAACCAGAGCGTAACTGACTGGGGTAGAACTGAAAAGACTCCAGAATGGTATGACAACCGTTCAGATATAGCTCTTTTACAAGAGTTATCTTGGTACCATAACTTTGACCCTGCAGACACATGTCCTCAAACAAAATCCCATTAGGCGATTTAAAGCTCGATGTTGAGCTGCTAACGCAAGCGATTGAATCAGCCCCCGCTAGTGAAAGGGCTAATCTTATCGGCTTGATAACAGAGCTTAAAAGAAGGCAAGAACGTGAGCTTGCGCAAACAAACTTCTTAGCTTTTGTTAAAGCTGTGTGGCCTACGTTTATATACGGTCGTCATCATGCGCGTATGGCTCAGGAGTTTGAGAAAGTTGTTGATGGTGATAACAAACGACTTATTATTAATCTAGGCCCTAGACATTCTAAGTCTGAACTATCCTCTTACTTACTACCTGCGTGGTTTTTAGGTAAGTACCCAGAGAAGAAAGTTATTCAGTGTTCGCACACAGCAGAACTTGCCGTGGGGTTTGGTCGTAAGGTAAGAAACTTGGTTGGTTCGGCAGCGTATCAGGAAATATTCCCGGGTGTTGAACTGCAAATGGACTCAAAGGCCGCAGGTAGATGGAACACTAGCGCAGGGGGATCGTACTTTGCGATAGGTGTATCAGGTGCGGTAACAGGGCTTGGTGCGGATATTTTAATTATTGACGATCCGCATTCAGAACAAGAAGCTGCGATAGCTGCAACTAACCCTGAAGTGTACGATAAGGTCTACGAGTGGTTTACCTCCGGCCCAAGACAACGGCTACAGCCCGGTGGCTCAATAATCCTAGTCCAGACCAGATGGTCGCTCCGAGACCTAACGGGTCAAGTCCGTCAGAAAGAGTTAGAAGGTGGCGGTGACGTATGGCGAAGTGTTGAGTTACCCGCAATCTTACCGAGCGGACAACCATTATGGCCTGAATTCTGGTCATTAAAAGAATTAGAAGCTACTAGAAACGCCATCAGTGTTTCTAAATGGCAAGCGCAGTACCAGCAAGACCCAACTTCGGAAGAAGGTGCGCTCATTAAACGCGAATGGTGGCAACGTTGGGAGTCAAGTACACCCCCACCAACTGACTTTATTATGCAAGGTTGGGATACTGCGTTTGAAAAACACAACCGAGCCGACTATAGCGCCTGTATTACTTGGGGTATCTTTTACCACCCCGATGAAACAGGTGTGTCCCAAGCAAATATCATAATGCTTGATGCTAAACGAGATAGGTTAGAGTTTCCTGAGCTAAAACAGCAGGTGTTAGAAGAGTATAAGTATTGGGAACCCGATTGCTTGCTTATTGAAAAGAAAGCTTCTGGTGCGCCTTTAATTTACGAATTACGAGCAATGGGTATTGCAGTGTCAGATTTTACACCGACACGCGGTAATGATAAAATATCTAGGATGAACGCTGTGACCGACATCTTTGCGTCAGGTCGTGTATGGGCACCCAATACGCGATGGGCAGATGAGGTTATTGAAGAGGTGGCTGCGTTCCCTGCGGGGCAACATGACGATTTTTGTTTCGTTGCTGGTACCAAGATATTGATGGGTGATGGTTCTACAAAAAATATTGAAGATGTATGTGTTGGGGACAAGGTTTGGTCACATCTTGGTGTTAAAAGCGTACTGGCTTCTGGTTGTACGGGGACTACCACTACAACAACTATTAGTGACGGTATCAATACCCTTGAAGGCACCGCAAGCCATTTGATATATACCGACAAAGGTTGGAAAAAGTTGACAGAAATAAATCGAGATGATAACATACTTACAGTATCAACCAATAAGGATTTACAATGTCAGCAAAACAAACAAGAACAGATAGGACAGTTGTCAAATTCAACAACAAAACTTACCAAAAATACAGCGACAGACCTTATTATGAGCGCGTTGGTGGTCGGTATTTTCTTCATCGAGATGTGTGGTCTTTTTATAACGGAGAAATCCCAAGCGACCACCATATTCATCATATTGATGGTAATACTTCAAATAATACTGTTGCAAATTTACAATGTTTGCCCGCGAAAGAGCATCGTTTGGAGCATCGAGAAGATAAAAGCATTAGTGGTAAAAGTAAAGACTCTTTGGAACACCTTGCTAAAATTAGACCACTCACAATCGCATGGCACCAATCTGAAGAAGGTCGTGCATGGCATAGGGAACATGCTAAAAAGTTTCTTTGCGGTGAAAACAGGCCTGTTGCATATAGTAAAGTTATACCAGTGGAAAAAGTTTGCATTGTTTGTGACGAACCATTCGTTTCAAAAAATCCAAACTCGCAAGAGTATTGTTCAAATAAATGTGTTTCTAAAGCCATGCGACTTCGTAATAAAGTTGATAAACCAATTATTTACTTTGATAAAAAATGTGAGCATTGTAACAAAGACATTCATACCATCTATAGTTACAAAAGATTTTGCGATAGCGTATGCAAAAACGGTTTCAATAGAGCCAAACGTAAAAATAAAACCAGTATATAATATCACAGTAGATGGGGCAGAAACATATTACGCAAATAATATTTTAGTCCACAATTGTGACGTTGTCTCGATGACTATGGCGAGGTTCCGGAAAGGTGGGTTTATAAGTACCACATTAGATAAACAAGATGAGCCAGAAGAATTTAGAGGACGATCATACGGCAGGTCGGCATATTATTAATGAGAAAAGTTTTACATAAGGTTATAGATACACTAGCTATAACAGCATTTAGTTTTTTATTTTTAGGTTTGGTGCTCATATCGTTAGATGAGTATTGGCAATATTTATACGGTTAAGGAACATAGATGATAGAGAAAAGTTTAAACCCAGCCCCACAAGGCATAGCGGCAGCAAGTGAAAATGAAGAGCCTTTGGAAATTGAGATAGAAGACCCAGAGGCAGTAACCATAAGACATGGCGAAGATATTATTTTACAAATACAAAAAGAAGTAGATGAGGAAAAATTTAATGCTAACCTTGCAGAAGAAATTTCAGATGACATATTGGAATCTCTCGCTTCTGATCTTATTAATGATTTCGAGTCTGATATAAGCGCAAGGAAAGATTGGGTTTTAACCTACGTTGACGGACTAGAGCTACTTGGCCTTAACATGGAAGATCGCTCTGAACCTTGGGAAGGTGCGTGTGGTGTATATCACCCACTGTTAACTGAAGCTGTTATTAAGTTCCAAGCAGAGACTATTACTGCAACGTTCCCTGCATCTGGCCCTGTTAAAACACAGATTATTGGTAAAGAAACACAAGAGAAAAAAGAAGCTGCACAACGTGTTCAAGACGATATGAACTACCAGCTTACTGATGTGATGACTGAGTATAGGCCTGAGCATGAGCGGATGTTGTGGGGTCTTGGCTTAGCGGGTAATGCATTTAAGAAAGTTTACTACGATCCTTACTTAGGCCGTCAGGTATCTATGTACGTACCTGCGGAAGATATGGTTGTTCCTTACGGAGCAGCAGACTTACAAAGTGCGGAACGTGTAACACACGTAATGCGTAAAACTGATAACGAGATACGTAGACTTCAGTACGAAGGGTTCTATAGAGATATTGATTTAGGCGAGCCTTCTAACACTATGGATGACATAGAAAAGAAGATAGCGGATAAGTTAGGCTTTAGAGCGTCTACTGATGATCGTTTTAAACTACTTGAAATGCATGTTGAGATAAATCTTGAAGGGTTTGAGCATGAGGATCATGATGGAGAGCAAACAGATATTGCCTTACCTTATATAGTGACCATTGAAAAAGGCACTAATAGCATTTTATCTATTCGTAGAAACTGGAACCCAGATGATGAATCTTGTAAAAAGCGTAATCACTTCGTTCACTATGGGTACGTTCCGGGCTTTGGCTTTTATTGCCTTGGTCTTATTCATCTTATTGGTGGTTTTGCCAAGTCGTCTACTTCTATTTTGCGCCAACTTGTTGATGCAGGCACTCTCAGTAATCTTCCGGGGGGCTTTAAAACTAGAGGACTAAGAGTAAAGGGTGATGATACACCCATCTCTCCGGGCGAATGGCGTGATGTAGATGTACCATCAGGTGTGATTAGAGATAACTTCATGCCACTACCGTACAAAGAGCCAAGCCAAACACTACTTGTCTTGTTAGGCAACATTGTTGATGAAGGTCGTAAGTTTGCAGGTTCAGCTGATTTATCTGCTTCAGACATGTCTGCTAATGCGCCTGTAGGAACAACTTTAGCTATCTTAGAAAGAACCCTTAAAGTAATGAGTGCCGTACAAGCGCGTGTTCACTACTCTATGAAACAAGAATTTATCCTACTTAGGGATATTATTAGGGACTACACGCCAGATGAATATTCATACGAACCTACTGAAGGTGGTCGCCACGCTAAACAAGCTGATTATGATTTGGTATACGTACTTCCTGTATCTGATCCCAACGCATCAACAATGGCACAGCGGGTCGTGCAATACCAAGCGGCACTGGCACTAGCTCAACAATCTCCACAGTTATACAATATGCCTGTACTACATAGGCAAATGCTTGAAGTATTGGGTATCCCTAACTATCAAAAGTTAGTGCCAATGAATGATGATATGAAACCTCGTGACCCTATTACGGAGAATCAAAATATCCTTAAAAGCAAGCCTGTAAAAGCGTTTCTTTATCAAGACCATCAAGCGCACATCACGGTACACATGTCTGCTATGCAATCCCCTGAAGTACAACAAGTACTGCAACAATCTATGGGACAAAACCCACAAGCACTACAAGCCTTACAAGCGGCAATGTCTGCTCATATTAATGAGCATCTTGGCTACGAGTATCGCAAGCAGATTGAGCAAATGATGGGAAAAGATATACCTAGTTATGGTGACGATGACGAAGATAATCAAATAACTATTCCAGAAGAAATGGAAATACAGATATCTAAAATGGCTGCTCAAGCATCACAAAAGTTATTGCAACAAGGTCAACAGCAAGCGGCACAACAAGACGCACAACAAAAAGCTCAAGACCCTCTGATTCAAATGCAGCAACAAGAGATTCAGATTAAAGCTCAAGACTTACAGCGTAAGGCGGCTAAAGATCAATCCGATGCTCAAATTGAAATGCTTAAAATACAAGTTGATCGTGAGCGTATTGGTGCAAGTCAAGAATCAGCGGGCGCACACGTAGCAGCTAGTATGCAAAATGTTGATAAACAACTAACCGCAAAACAAAACGAGTTAGCTGCAAAGCTAGGTGTGGATGTGGCACTTAAAGAAGGTGAACGTACTCATCAGAAGCACCAAACAGGTCAACAACATGACCATCAACGTGGCCTAGCTGCAATGCAAGCTGCTCAAGCTGAAAGACAAGCGCAAAAAAGTAAAGGTGGTAAAGACTAATGGATAAAGAAGCAGAGATTCTGTTTAAACAAATTGATGACCGAGTATCGTTATTAACACAAGCAATAACTGCTGGACGACCTGAAGACTACGCTCAATATAAATACGCATGTGGGCAAATCAACGGGTTAACCCAAGCACGAACGGCTATAGAAACACTAACTAAGAAACTGGAGTTTGAAGACTAATGAGTAAAATCTTAATAGGCACTAATGCGAAGAACCCTACGGTTGTTGGCTCAATAGACCTAACAGCTACTAATGAAGAGAAAGCAACACAGTTGCCTATTCCTTCTGGCTTTCGCATTTTATGTGCACTGCCAGAGGTAGATAAGGAGTACGAGAGTGGGATTATCAAAGCGGATGAGACATTACGCTATGAGGGTTTACTGGCTACTGTGTTGTTTGTTGTGGCTATGGGCCCTGATTGCTATGCTGACAAAGAGCGTTTCCCTACTGGAGCTTGGTGTA